CGGCGTGACCAGCATCTACTTCTCCGACGCGACGTTGAAATCCTTCTCCGCCGCCACCAAGGGCGGAAAGTCCACGATCAAGATCGAGATCGAGACGGCCGATCGCTACCAGATGGCCAGCATTCTCAATCAACTTGATGAGATCGAAGCCGAGCAGAAGGCAGCGAAAACGCCTCGCAAAGCACCCGCCAAAAAGACGGAAGCGCCCTTGTTGGCGCTTCCCGCTCCCCTGAAACAAATCAGCTTTCACGGTGATGATCATGAATGATCCTCAACACATGCACCCCCTGTCAGATGAGCAGGTCGCCATTGCCCTTAGGATCATCGGCGTTATCCAGCCGTACAGCCGGGAGAACGTCATAACGGCGATGGTGTCGATCATGACGCATGCCATCAACCAGATGGCCGACCCTGACGCCACTGCTCGGTTTTGGGCGAACACCATCATGGACACGGTCAAACTCGCTCGCGAGAACGGTGATCGCCCCTACAGCGGAGGGTCGATCCAGTGAGATTGTTCCCCGAACTCTGGCCCTTCGGCGACCTTCAGCCGTTTTCCTTTGACCTGATCATGGCCGATCCGCCGTGGCTTTATAAGCTGCGGTCGGAAAAGGGCGAAGGAAAGTCCGCGCAGGCTCACTACAACTGCATGTCGCTCGACCAGATCAAGGCCATGCCGGTTCTCGATCTTGCCTCGGAAAACTGCCTCCTATGGCTTTGGGCCACCAATCCCATGGTCTTTCAGGCCTATGAGGTTCTGCTCGCGTGGGGCTTTGATTTTGTCTCGGCAGGTTCGTGGGAGAAGATTACGAAGAACGGAAAACAGGCGTTCGGGCCGGGCTATGTCTTACGCACATCCAATGAACCTTACCTGATCGGCAAACGCGGCGAGCCGAAAACCACAAGGTCTGTCCGCTCCTCATTCCGGGGCGTGGTGCGTGGCCACTCCCGCAAGCCCGAGGAAGGCTATCGGCAGGCCGAAAAGCTGATGCCGAACGCCCGGCGGCTTGAACTTTTCAGCCGGACTAACCGCAAGGGCTGGACCGCATGGGGCGATGAAACCGGAAAATTTGGAGAAGCAGCATGAGCATTCAACGTGCAATTTTCGGCGGTTTCCGCCAGCTCGGTATCACTGAGGAAGACGCGCAGCGCGCAATCTACACCCGCGTGACAGGACAGTCTCGCCTCTCGCTGATGACGGCCCCGCAGCAAGACGCCGTCATGAAGGAACTGCGCCGCCTCGGCTACAAGCAGGTGGCCGTGCGCCGTAACGGTCGCCGTCGCCTCGACGGTCGCTATGCGCCCAAGATGCAGTCGCTGTGGATCGCAGCCTACAATCTCGGCATTGTCGAGGACCGCGAAGACAGGGCGCTGGAGGCGTTCGTCAAGCGCCAGACCGGCCTCGACAGCGGCCGGTGGGTCAACAACGCCGACGATGCCAGAGCGGTTGTCGAAGCCCTGAAAAGCTGGATCGCCCGCGAGGCCGGTGTGGTGTGGGCCGATCGCAAGCCCTGCGAAGCGTACACCATGCGTTACGGTTACAAGATCGCGATCGCGCAGCACGCCATGTTGAAATCCATGCTTTGCGATGGCTTCTGGCCTTCGGTGACCGGCATTCTCGATCAGGAGATCACCTATCGCGCCGTGACCGACAAGGAATGGATCACGGTCATGGATTACTACGGTAGGCTTATTCGTGGCCGCCGTGCAGCGAAGACAAAGGCGAGTGCCTGATGGTCGCGTACGGTTTCAAACCCTTCTTCAGCGGCCAGATTGAGAGCGGTCACAAGCGGCAGACGGTGCGCGGCGACCGCGCCCGCCACGCCCGGCCGGGTGAGCGCGTCCAGCTCTTCGAGGGACTGCGCACAAAGTATTGCCGCAAGATCATCGCCGATCCGGTCTGCACCCATGTCGTTCCGATCGAGATCACGGTGAGCGACCTCATCAATGAACTGATTGCCAGCATCGTCATCGCCGGCGTGCATCTGCACCGGACCGAGGTAGAGGCATTCGCCCGCCGTGACGGCTTTGCGCCCGAGCTGCTCGGCAACAGCTATCCGGCCAAACTCTACGGCCGGACGGCGCGGGAGACGATGGGCCGGTTCTGGATGGCCAATCATCCGGGTGTCGCGAAGTTCACCGGCGTTTTGATTCGCTGGCAAGCGGAGGCACCGACGCCATGAACCGCGACGTCTCTCCCACGACAGTCATGCCGCTCTTCGGCTGGCCGGAGCAGCGGGAGGTAGACGTTCTGCAGGCGAAACGGGACGAACTGGCGGCACGCGCTGCCAAGCTCCCGCGATTTTCACACAAACGTATCGAGCTGGAAGTGCGGCTCAAGGCGCTGACCGAAGAACAACTCAGACTTTCGAACAGGATCAATCATGGCCGATGACATCGCAGCGCCAGCCTTGGAAATCATCGTCACCGATCACGCGCTCATTCGGTATCTGGAGCGGGCGCACGGTCTGGACGTTCTCCATTTCCGGAAACACATTGCGGCCCTTGCAACCAACGGCGTCAAGGCCGGCGCAAGCGGCGTGACCGTCGAAGGCGTCAAGCTGGTGCTTCAGGGCAATACGGTCACGACCGTCTTGCATCGCGAGTGGCATTCCCGCGATCTGCGGAACAAAGGCGGTGACTCGACATGAGTACGCTTCCGGGCATCCTTGGTGACATCGCCGATATCGCCGGGGCATCCATCGCCCTTGAAATCGCACAGAGCCACGGCGGCACCCGCGTTTCCATTCCGCCCCGCGCCGAGCCGGATCATTGGCTGACAACGCTGGTTGGTTTCGAGACGGCGGATCGGATTTGCCGTGGCCTTGCAACCCTTGACGCTGAAGGCCGTTTAAAGGGCATCAGCAAAGAGGTCATTCCTCTCGGACCCGTTTCTGTGCTGAGGAATGCCCGGCGAAAAGCGCGTCAGGCGCTGGCTGAAGGCAAGAGTGCCAGAGAGGCTGCACGCCTTGCGGGCTTGCATGAAAGGACGATTTGGCGCATGAAAGCAGAGGAAGATGACGGCCAAGGTAGTCTCTTCTAGGTTCGGCTGACACGTGTCAGCCCCGGTGGTCATCCTGAAAAACGCATAGTCGCTCCAGTTCGCAATCCGCGTCTGGAGCTTTTTCATGCCTCGAAACGTCAGCCCGAGAGGGCGGAGATTTATCTACACCCGCGAAGGTGTGGTCAAAAAGGCCTATCGTGATGCTGTCGGCAAATGGACCATCGGTGCCGGCCTGACCGCCGACTCCGGTGTTATCGTGCCGAAAGCAGGCATGGTCATTACCGAGGCGGAAAACGATCGGCTTTTCGATCTTGCCGTCGATCGAAACTACATGCCGCGTGTTATCAAGGCGCTTGGTGCAAGCGCCAGCGAGGGCGCTATCGACGCCGGCGTGTCTTTCGACTGGAATACCGGTGCGATCCTCAAGGCGTCTTGGGTAAAATCGTACCTTGCCGGGAAACCAGACGAGACCCGTCAGAGACTAGGCCTCTGGAAGAAGGCCGGCGGCAAAGTGTTGCGCGGTCTTGAGCGCCGCCGTGCCGAAGAGGCGGATATCCTGCTGCTCGGCAAGTATCCGGCCGACATCAATGTCGTCGGCCTGACGCCCACTTCCGAGACCACTCGATTTGCGGTCTTTGTTGTTTCGGTGACGCCCTCGGAAATCGAGGACATCAGGAAAGGCTTCACCAGCATCGGTTTTGACGCCGGCCTTGCTACGGGCAAAATCCTGCGATCGGCAGTCGAGACTTTCCAGAAGGCCTATGACCTCACCGTTGATGGCAGGATCGGCAGGGCGACCCTGTCGACTCTGCAGCGCGAACGGGACGCCCGCCGCAAGGCGAAGAATGGCTCGGTAACGACCGCTGCCAGCACCACCGTCGCGGCCGGCGATCAGGTTGTCAGCACGGTGACCACGCCAGCGCCGGTCGATCCGACCTCCGTTCTGCCGGATCATCTGGCCTCGTGGGTGGGCGGCGGTATTGCCGTTGTCGCGGTCGCCTATCTTGCGTGGCAGGCGTACCAGTACCGTGACATCATCGCCGTGCGCGTTGCCGACAAGGCTCCGCGTCTTGCGAACTGGCTGCGGAGCTTCTGACATGAGCGCAGTCATCACCTCCATTCTCATCGCGGCCGCCACGAAAGTCGGCGCTCCCATTATCAAGGGCGTGCTGGAGAAACATGTCGGCGGGCTTGCCGGAACGCTCGCCGGTACCGTGGTCGATCAGGTTGCCGAGCGCCTCGGCGTCGAGCCGGAAGCGTTGCCGACCGTTGATCAGGCCGAACTCGGCGAAGCCGTCAGCGAGGTCAATGCCAACATGCCGGAGCTGATCGCCCTTTATGAAAAGGGCCTTCAGGGGCAGTTCGCGCTCCTCCAGGCCGAGCAGGCCGAGGGCTTCTGGCAGAGCGCTTGGCGCTGGGGCTGGATGTACCTGCTGGCGTTTCTGTGGATTTGCGCTTTCCTGCTTTTCCCGGTTCTGCGCGTCTTCGGCATCCACATCGATCCGATCGACAGCGCCACGCTGATGACGCTGACGGGCTGGTTCATCTCCCTCTACATGGGCGGTCATACGCTGAAAGAATTCGGCAAGCAGGCCGTCGAAGCTGTCAAGACGTGGAAGCGCACTCCATGAACTTCGGTGGAAATGCTGCTTTCGAACAGGCCGACATGCGGGCCGAGCAGGAACGGGAGGCAGGCATCGCCGCTGCCTCCCTGTCATTGCGCAGCGTCGGCACCATCCAGTGCGAAGACTGCCCGAACGACATTCCCCGCGAGCGCCGTCTCGCCCTTCCGTCCGCCACCCGGTGCATCCGGTGCCAGACCAAACACGAACAGAAACAAAGGTACCGGTGATGGACATGGAAAACATTCGATCTTGGCTCGGATTGGTGTCGCTCGTGATTTCGGTCGGAGCGACGATCTGGCTCTGGCTCACATCCGGCGCGAAGAAGACCGCCAGCGATCTGGCCGAGTTTCGCCGGCAGGACGCTGAAGAAAAGAAGACGATGATGGCGGCAATCACCGCTCTCGGCCAGCGGACCCAAACTCTTGAAAGCGAGCTGAAGCACCTTCCGAACGCAAAAGACGTCATGGAGATGCGCCTGCAGATATCCGACATGGCCGGCAACATCGGCCGCATGGAGGAAAGCCAGAAGGGCGTGGCGCGCACCATCAACCGCGTCGAGGACTTCTTAATCGGGAAAGGCAGTGCGGCAGCATGAACGACTATAATCAGCATCTGACAGTGGATGCTCGCCTCGTCATTTTGCGGGCGTTGAACGATCAGCCCGATGGCCGCCTGAACGAGAGCATCCTTTCAACGGTGCTCGAAACGTTCGCCCATCGCCGGTCGCGGGAATGGATTCGCCAGCAGCTCCGCTATCTGGCGGACATTGGTGCAGTCCGCAACACCGAAGCCGGAACCGTCCTCATCGCCGAAATCACCCGTCTCGGTATCGACCACGTCGAGCGCCGGGCCATCCTCGAAGGCGTAAAGCGTCCTTCGCCGGCGGTGTGATGATGGGTCGCGGTCGCCTGTCCGGAATCGAGTTACTGCCAGACGCCTGCGCCGACGCCGTCGCGTGGGCGGCCGAGGAGTTGCAGAAGCGTGAGAGAACGCAGACGGAAATCTATCAGGATTTCGTCAGCATGCTTGAAGGCGTGCATCGCGAACATCGCGGCGAGCTGGAATTCACTATTCCCTCCTTCACGGCTTTCAACCGCTATTCGATCCGCCTTGCAACGCTGACACAGCGCCTCAACCAAACGCGGGAAATTGCCACGACGCTGGCCAGCAAGTTCGATGCCTCCGCCTCTGACGATCTTACCCTGATCGCTTCCGAGGCAATCAAGACGCTGGTGTTCGAACTGGTGACCGCCGGCGGTGAAGCGGGGTTCGATCCGAAGGGCGCGAAGGCTTTGGCCGATGCCCTGTTTTCCGCATCGAGAGCACAGGGCGTTTCGACCGCCCGCCGCCAGAAGGTCGAGGCTGATCTCGCCGAGAGGGCAAAACAGGCGGTGTCCGCTGTCGTGAAGTCTAAGGGCATCACAGATGAAGGCGCGCGCGAGATCCTCGATCGGTTCCTCGGAGTGACGAAATGAGCGGACCAATCTCGAAAGAGGAATGGATCAAGGCCCGCCGCCTGTCCACGGACGCCGTGCTGGATCGCATCGAGCGCCGCAAGGCGCTCTTGCCTTATCAGCAAAAGACCGTTGCTCTTCTTGAGAGTGCCGGCTGCGAAGTCCTGTTTGTCGAGAAAAGCCGCCGTATCGGTCTGACGTGGGGCTTTGCCTCCTATGCGGTCCTGAAGGCCGCCCGCACCAAAGCCGCCGGCGGCATGGACGTAATGTATATCTCCTATTCGCAGGAGATGACCCGCGAATTCATCGACGCCTGCGCCATGTGGGCGCGTGCCTTCAACCAGCTCGCCGGCGAGATCGAAGAAACGGTCTTTGACGATAGCGACGACGAAGGCCAGCGTTCGATTCAGGCATTCCGGATCAAGTTCGCCTCGGGCTTTGAGATCATCGGCCTCTCGTCTGCCCCGCGCTCTTTGCGCGGCAAGCAGGGTGTGGTCATGATCGATGAGGCCGCGTTCGTTGATAACCTTAAAGAGCTGCTTAAGGCGGCTCTCGCCTTCCTCATGTGGGGCGGTCAGGTTGTGGTCTGCTCGACGCATAACGGCGTCGATAACCATTTCAACGAGCAGATACAGGACATCCTTTCCGAGCGAAAACCCTACAAGCACCTCCGCATCGATTTTGACGATGCGCTGCGCGAGGGCCTGTATGAGCGCATTTGTCTGGTCACGGACAAGGAATGGTCTGCTGAGGCAGAAGCCGAATGGCGCCAGAACATCATCAAGTTTTATGGCGACGGCGCGGACGAGGAACTTTTCTGCATCCCGACGCAGGGCAGCGGCACATGGTTGCCTGCACCCCTGATCGAGGCGCGCATGACGCTGAAGCCGGAAGACGCTCCCATCATTCGGCTGGAGCTGCCCGCAAACTATCTGCAGCTACCCCGCCTGCAGCGCGCCGCCCTGATGGCACCGTGCCTCCTTCAGCTCACAGTAGCGCTTCAAAATCTGCGGCGGGATCGGCAGCACGCCCTCGGTTTCGACTTCGGCCGTGTGGCTGACTTGTCGGTTGCCAAGCTGCTCTCGATCGACAAGCTGCTGTGCCGGCGCAGCGCGCTAACCGTCGAGATGCGCAATGTGCCAGGTGATGAGCAGAAGCTGATCACCGGCATGATCTTGAAGTCAGCGCCAAGGCTTGTGGGCGCTGCCTTCGATGCGACCGGCATGGGCTGGACGGTTGCCGAGGACATGGGCCGCATATTCGGTTTCCGCAACCCGGAAGGCGGTGGCGGTCTGATCGATCCGATCAAGTTCACCAGTAACTCGGACTGGTACCGGCTTCACATGCCGCCGCTCAAAGCCGCCTTCGAAGACGAAGGCATGCTGGAGCTGGTCAAGGATGATGAGCACCTCGGCGACATCCGGCTGGTCAAAGTTATCAGGGGCATTCCGAAAATCCCCGATGCCCGCACGGGTGAGACCAACAAGAAGCGCCACGGCGACTTTGCCGTGGCACTCGCTCTCGCCCACTACGCCAGCCGCCAGCAGTGGTTCGAATACGCCTACATGGCTGCGAGCGCACTGAACGAAGACAGCGTTGATGACGACGACGAAGACGGCCATTACGGAAGGCAGCACTGGTGACCACCCGCACATCATCCATACTCGGCCCTGACGGCCGCCCGATCGTTCTGAAGACGCTGTCGGAAGAGATCGCAACGCCCACAGTCGCCGGTGTCCGCCGGACGCATGAAGAACGCGTTGCCACCGGTCTCACGCCTGAGCGCCTCGGCACCATTCTTCGGGATGCGGCCGAGGGCAATGCTCGCTCGTATCTGACGCTCGCCGAGGAAATGGAGGAGCGTTATCTGCACTATGCGTCTCAGCTCCAGACCCGCCGGCTGGCGATCGAGAGCGTTGATCCGACGATTGAGGCCAACGGCGCAGCAACGAAGATCGTTGATGCGATCGAAGACCTGATCAATGATGACGGCTTCCTTGAAGCGCGAGGCCATCTTCCGGACGCCATCAACAAATCCTATGCGGTCTGCGAGATGATGTGGGAATACGAGCGCAAGGCCTTGCGCCCCGTTGCCTATCTCGATCGTGACGCCCGCTTCTTCCAGATGGACCGGCTGTCGCTCCGAAACCTTCGGCTTGCGGTTGACGGTTCGATCGAGGGCGAGGAGCTGCCGCAGGCAAAGTTCATCCGACACATTCCTCGCACGCGTCTTGGCCTTCCGCTTCGCCGAGGCATGGCGCGGCCGGCGGCGTGGGCTTATCTCATCCAGCAGTTTGGCCTGCAGGACTGGGCGGCCTTCTCCGAAGTCTACGGCATGCCTCTGCGCGTCGGTAAATACAACGCCGGTGCCAGCGGCGCGGACAAGCGCACGCTCCTGAAGGCGGTCGCCTCAATCGCGAACGATGCCGCCGCCATTATCCCGGCCGGCATGGATATCGAGTTTCACGAGGTGAACGGCAGCAACGGCGCTGCGGTCTTCGGCGGTCTGCTCGAATACGTCGACAAGCAGATTTCCAAACTTGTCGTCGGCCAGACCATGACCTCCGATGACGGCTCCTCGCTCGGGCAAGCGAAAATCCACAACGAGGTGCGTCTGGAACTGCTGCGCGCCGACTGCCGGCAGCTTGCGATCACAGTCAACCGCGATCTGATCAAGCCGTTCGTGGACCTGAATTTTGGGCCGCAGGAAAGGTACCCGTTTCTGCAATTGCCGGTTCCCGATCCCGAGGACGTCGAGGCTCTGTCGAAAGCGCTCGGAACTCTGGTACCACTCGGCCTGAAGGTAAAGCAGGCCGAGATCCGCGAAAAGGTCGGCCTCTCCGATCCGCAGGACGGTGACGAACTTCTGACGCCACCGGCGGCGTCGGCCACGCCTCCTGTCGAGGGCAAACCGGAACCAAAGACCGCCCCGAAAACAGATGCGGTCAAGGACGCGAAAAAGACGGCAGAGGAAGAAGACGTCAAATCCAAGGTGGCGGCTCTCTCGGCTATCGTCTCCGATCACCGCCGTGCCTGCCATTGCGGAGCATGTGAGGCGTTGGCGGCGGCCGAGGCCGGAGAGCCGGATGCGCTTGAGCAGCTTGACAAGCTTTTCATCGACGCCATGGACGATTGGCAGCAGATGGTTGACCCGATCGTGCAGCCGATCGCCGCGATCGTTGAGACGGCCGGCAGCTTTGAAGAGGCTTTAAAGCTGCTTCAAACCCAGTGCCCTGATGCCACCAAATTGGCCGAACGCCTCGGCCGGCTGACCGCGATCGCTCGCGGTATCGGCGATATTGCGGACTGAGCCGCATGGCCGAGATCAAGAAAGCTCTCGCACCGCCCGCCGGCGTCGTCAGGTACTTTGACGGAAAGACGAATGCGCCGGCGTTTTCGTGGCTGGATGTGTGGGCCGAGGAGCACGCCTACAAGTTCACTGTTGCCAAGGCTGTCGAACTGGACGTGCTCAACGCGTTCCGTTCGACCGTCTCCGACGCTCTGACCGCCGGGCGCGGTTATGAAAACTGGAAGCTCGATATCCAGAAGGAACTGGTGAAGCTCGGATGGTGGGGACCGCGCATGGTTTCCGATCCGGAGGGCATCGACCCCGATCGCATGGTAAACTTTGCCAGCGACCGGCGTCTGAAGACGATCTTCTGGTCAAACATGAATTCCGCCAGAGCTGCCGGCCAGTGGGAACGGGCGCAGCGATCGAAACGGGTACTGCCCTATGTTCTCTATGTCCGCACCACATCGGCCGATCCCCGCCCGGAGCATCTTGCATGGGTCGGCCTGATCCTGCCGATCGACCATCCATTCTGGCGCACGCACTGGCCGCCGAACGGCTGGATGTGCAAGTGCCAGGTGCGCATGATTTCCGACCGTGAGGCGAAAACGCTCATTGGTACAAAGCGCGTCATTGGCAAGGATGAGGACGGCAACGATATTTCCATCTGGTACACGGACGAGATGCCGGAACTCGGCCCTGATGTTGCGTATCGCAATCGCCGCACTGGCGAGATATCGATGGTGCCGGCGGGCATCGATGCCGGATGGGCGACCAATCCCGGTCTCGCCCGCGCCGAAACCCTGATCCAGAATTTCGAGGCGAAGCTTGCCGAGGCCGATCATGGCGATGCCACTCGCGTCCTGAAGGAGCTTTGGAGCGATCCATATCTTCAGATCGCACCCCGCTTGCCGCAAAAGGTCTGGTTGCCGGCCGGACATAACCCGGCGCTGGCGGAGCAGCTCGGCGCGAAATCGCCGGTCATATCCATCACCAGTGAGGCGATTGCCGAACGCATCGAGCGCCACAAGATGCCGGTGGAGGATTTCGCGACCCTGCCGGATTTGTTGTCTTCGGGGGAAATCTTGCCCGACCTGCGCGGCAAGGAAAATACACGCTCGATCTTCTGGCGCACGGGAAAGTCGGTCTGGCGCGCTTTCGTGTCAGTTAGCCAGAACGGCTACATGCGTGCGAACTCGCTGCATCAGAAGAACGAGCGCGAGGCAAGACGGCAGGTGGAAAAAGCAGGTTTGAAATGGCCGTGGGAATGAAGCGCGGCAGGGAGGGACCGATTCCGGGGCTTTACCCGGCTCCCTCCAAGGGCCATCTAGGGCTACGGACTTCTCTGCCGCGCTTTAGGGAATATATGCTTAGGACGGTGCCAGCGCAATCATATGCCGAGCATTTTCAGCATCCGCCGAGATTGCGCTTCAGCAGCACGCCGCTCCGCCTTGTCGACGTTCTCCGGTCCACAATAATAGTCGAGATTGCTGGTATCGCTGCTGTCAGCCGAAAGATGCCCACTTTCAAGGATCACGAACCGCCATGCGCATCCGAGCATCTTATTGACCCGGACCGCGCCATGACATCCCGTGGAAAGGCAGTAAGCTACGTTACGCTGCCCTTGATATTCGCCCTTAAGCGCTTCGCCGTATTCTTTCGTCCACACGTCGCGAGAATACTGGCAGCTCCCGGGCTGCTTGCTGGCGCTGCAATCCTGAAGGCCATTCAGATAATCCGTCGCCGGTGGCCAGTCGGCTGCATTCGCAAAACTGCTCATTGCGGCTACAATTGCCAGCGCCAGAACCTGCCTCATTACCCATTTCCCCCTGTTGCGGTGACCTGCACGATAAAACGGCCACAGACGCGCGTGAAGGGGTTCGACGCCCCTTCTTTCATCCACGGTTAAAATTCGCGCCCACGGCCTTTAATCGTGCTTCAATTTTGACGTTGCTCTTGATCCTCGCCCCCCAAGAGGATTAGATGCGGACATTCCCCCAAACGAACTGATTTTGCCGTGCTGACAGGTGTCAGCCCGAGCGCTTGGAATTGATGGCTAGATTGGCCGTCATGATGACACAGCGCCCCGACCTCTTCCTTTCCTGCCTTGCTCCTGAAGCGACCCCGAATGCCGCCGACGCGATGACGGGTATCGCCGTGCTGGATGCCTATGCCGCTGATCCGTCCGCCGCGTCTTCCGAGACCAAGCGCGGACCGGAGTGGATCAAGCTCGCACCCCGTGGAGTGCTGAACGCCCGCGACGGTCGCGTTTTCACAATCGATCCGGAATTGCTGGTGTCGCGCTTCGTGGCGGATGCCGTCGATCTCCCGATCGATATCGATCACGCCACCGTCAAGAAGGCCATGTTCGGTGACGCCGCTCCCGCCATTGGCTGGATCAACAAGCTTGAGGCGCGTCCGGACGGTCTGTTCGGCAAGGTCGAGTGGCTGGAGGAAGGTGTTCGCGTTCTTGCGGCGCGCACCCATCGCTATGTCTCCCCGACGTTCAAGGCCGACGACAACGGCAAGGCCACATGGCTTCACTCGGCCGCGCTTGTCGCTGCCCCCGCCGCATCAATGCCGGCCGTCGCGTCGGCAACCCTCACGACAACAACTCAAACGGAAACGACCATGCTCAAAGCACTCGCCGCCGCCCTTGGCCTCAATGAAGACGCCTCCGAGGCTTCCTGCCTTTCGGCGATCACCAATCTGAAAAGCCGCATCGATCCCACCGTGCATCAGCAGGCACTCGATCAGGTCACCGCTCTGACCACGCAGATTGAGGACGGCAGAAAGGCCGCCCACAAAGAAAAGGTCGACGCGCTGCTCGAAGGGGCGCTGAAGGGCAAGAAGATCACGCCGGCACAGCGCGAAAGCTATGAGGCCCTCGCCACATCGCCTGAAGGTTTCGTGCAGGTGAAAAAGCTGATCGAAACGCTCGGTGTCGGTCTTGCTGCCTCCAATCTCGACCAGCGCCGTCCCGAAGATGCCACCGCGACACTGTCGGCCGAGGACCGCGAGGTCATGACGCAACTCGGCCTGACGGAAGAAGAATTCCGCAAGGCAAACGGCCTGACCGCCGCTTGATCGAACTTTCCCCCGAAGGAGAACCGAAATGACCGCAATGTCGCAGGCCCGCCAGCCGGCAGAGACCGAAGGCCTCCGTTCCACCGCACCCGTCAAGGGCGCAACGACCATTCTGCAGGGCGCGCTGGTCGTGGCCGAGAACGGCCTCGCCTTGCCGGGCAAGGTTGCGGTCGGCCTCACCGTTCTCGGCGTTTCCGAGAAGACGGTAAAGAACGCCGGCGCTGACGGCGCTGAAAAGGTCCCGTTCCGTCGCGGCACCTTCGGTTTCGCCAACCACTCGGCTGACGCCATTGCTGCCGGCGACATCGGCAAGACCGCCTATGTCGTGGATGACCAGACGGTTGCCAAGACCGATGGCACCGGCACGCGCTCGGCCGCCGGCAAGATCATGCACATCGAAGGCGGGCAGATTTTCGTCCGCGTCGGCTACTGACAACACCCCTCACAGGAGCATCATCCATGGCACGCGTCATAACGCCCGAACTTCTTGCCGCAGCACAGCGCGGCTTCAAGACCTCCTTCCAGAAGGGTTTCGCAGGGTACACCGCGATGTACACCCTGCTTGCCACGGTCGTGACGTCGACCGCTGGCGAGGAAACATACGGCTGGCTCGGTGACATTCCGAAGCTTCGCGAATGGATCGGCGACCGCCAGATCAAGTCGCTCTCTTCCAAGGGCTACACGATCAAGAACCGCAAATTTGAGTCAACGATCGGCGTTTCCCGCGACGATATCGAAGACGACAAGCTCGGCCTCTATGCACCGCGCTTCGAGATGCTCGGGCAGTCTGCCTCGACGCATCCGGACGAAGTCCTGTTCGAGCTGGTCAACGCAGCCTTCAGCACCGAATGCTACGATGGCCAGAATTTCTTCGACGGTGATCACCCTGTTGGGCAAAAGGGCGCTGAGGTCAGCGTCTCCAACATGCAGACCGGAACGGGCGAGACGTGGATTCTCGCGGATATGAGCCGACCGCTGAAACCGTTCATTTTCCAGAAGCGTCGCGACTATTCGTTCGTTGCCAAGGAAGACGGCAAGACCTCTGACCACGTCTTCATGCGTGACGAGTACCTTTATGGCACCGATGCCCGCGTCTCCGCCGGTTTCGGCTTCTGGCAGATGGCCTACGGCTCCAAGGCAGAGCTGAACGCGGCCAACCTCCGCGCCGCCTTCACCGCCATGAAGGAATTCACGGATGACGAAGGCCGCAAGCTCGGTATTCGCCCGACGCACCTCATCACGGGCAACGGCAATTTCTTCAAAGCCCGCGACATCCTCATGTCCGAAAAGATCGACGGTTCCACCAACACCGATCGCAACCTCGTCCAGATCATGGAAGCGCCGCTGCTCGATTAGTCCTGGCACCCGCGCAATCCCGGCGGCCAACCTCCCGGCCGCCGGGTTTTCCGGCAAGCGGCATGCGTGCCGTTTTCCCGAAAACCCAAAGGAGAAGCGAATGTCCAAGCGGACCACAGCAAGATCGGCCGCAAAGCCGGCCGCCCCGGAAGTCCTGAACGGCTCGAACACGTTGCCGGCACTGATCGAGGTCGCCGAGGGCAAGTCCCTCCAGCTCGGCGCAGTAGTGGTGGTTGCTCATCAGGCATCCGGCCTGACGGTAGATGCTTGGAACGCTCTGCCCGAGGCGGAGCGCGATGAGCACCTCAACAAGACGATCGAGAACATCAAGGCGGCTGTTGCCGCCGGCGCAGAACCTGATCAGGTCATCGAGAAAATTGCCGAGGCTGCCGCTTCTGCAGGTGAAGCAGCCGCCGCCTCGAAAGACACGGATTTCGTCACGGTCGAGCCTTTGCTGATCGTCTCGGCTCCGGGCGGTCCACGCCGGCGTGCGGGCTTTGCCTTCGGTCCCGAACCGGTCGACCTCTCCTACGACCAGCTCGGCGAAACTGACGAAGAGCGAAAAGCCGTTCTCGATACCCTGCGCGCCGATCCGAAACTGAAGCTCGACAGCCGCATGATCGAAGTCAGCGACGACGACTAAGACTTCCGCGGAGTGGACCAACGGTAGGTCATCAGGCTCATAACCTGAAGGTTGGCGGTTCAAGTCCGCCCTCCGCAACCAGATACGGGGTGGGAGCGCCGCGAGGAGAGGAAGTCCGGGCCACATACCGGGTCAGTTTCCGAAGCCCTTCCGATGGATGGAAGCTCGAAAGAGACCATCGGAGAACAGCGGCAATTTCTTGAGGACCATTTCCATGATCGCCTATGCCACTCTTGCCGACCTTGAGGCACGTTTCCCGAACGAATTGACGCTTGTCGCAGCAGACGAGCAGACCGGCATTCGCGATGATGACCGCATCGAGAAGGGCCTCGCCGACGCCTCGATCGAAGTCCGCGCCATTCTGGCTGCTCGCTACTCTCCTGCCGAACTTTCCGCCCTCGATCAGAACTCGCTCGATGCGCTGCGCCTCTACACCATGGACATCGCATTCTACCGCATCGCGCTTGCCTTCTCCCGCTCGACCGAGAACATCAAGGAACGCTACAACGCAGCGATCAAACGCCTAGAAGCGATTGCCGCCGGCAAGGGCGCGCTGACCACCACGATTTCCGGCGATGGCGATAATGGCAGCGCCGGCGGCGATGTCGGCCAGAACGAAGTTATTCTGGAAGCTCCGGAACGCATGTTCACGCGTGAAAGGCTCGGCCGGATATGAGCGGGATCTCGATTGTTCTGGATGTGTCCGATCTGGAGACGGCCGAGCGGAAGCTTCGGCCGCTCTTCGACTTCGAAGCCACAGAACTTATGAGCGCGATCGGCGCGGTTGGCGAAAACCAGACGCGCCGGCGTATTGCCGAGGAGAAGACCGCGCCGGACGGCACGCCGTGGAAGCCGAACCATGCCGGCACGCCGATCCTTGTGGCAACGGGCCAGCACTTGCTGTCCTCGCTAGTGTGGACCGCCTCGGCCGAGGAAGCCGAGTGGGGTTCGACATGGGAATACGCCCACGTCCATCAAGACGGCATGACGATCGTACCTAAGAACGCCGATCGTCTGGCCTTCCAGATCGGTGGCCAAGCCGTCTTTGCCAAGCAAGTCGAAATCCCGGCCCGCCCGTTTGCCGGCCTATCGGAAGAAAACCGGCGTGAGCTGCTCGATGTCGTCACTGATCATTTCGGAGGGCTGTTGCAATGATTGAGCCGAAACCGCTTGCCAGCCTCCTTCTGGATGATCGGCTGTTGCCCCTGCAGTCGGCGATCGTTGCCCGGCTGATGGCGCTGTTGCCCGGCGTTGCCGTTGTGCGCCATCCGGGCAAGGTCGATATTTCCGAGCTGATCGCAAAGAGCGTCGTTACCGCTCCCGGTGTCGGTATCGGCTGGAGCCGCATTCGCGAGATCGCTATTGTCGATGGCTCCTTCAGCCTTTCCGTCGAGTGGACCGCATATATCGTCGCTGAGGCGAAGGTTATCGACGGCCGGCGCGTTGAAAAAGAGGCACTGGCGCTCGCGATCGGCGCACGCCTCCTGCAAATCCTCGGCGACGATGAAACCGCGATGTGGGGCCTGACGGGCATTCTGCCGCCTGAAACCACGCCCCAGCCCGAGCTGAAGCCGCTGTTTACGGTTCGCGATGCATCGCAGGGTGTGGCCTATTACACCGTCACCTGGACTCAGATCGTGGTTGACCTCGGCGAGACCGCATTCCCGACTGAAGGCGGCACGTTCAGCGAGGAGGACAACTGGATCAAGTTCGCCAGTGACGCGACGATCGAAGCCATACGGCCTTTCATTCCGGCGAAAGAGGAGCCGGACAATGCGTGATCCGGTCGAACTGGAGCTGCGCCGGCAGGCCGCCCGCACCGAAGCCGCAGAGCGTCGTCTGGCACAGACGGTGCTTTATGGAAAAGTCACGGAGAAGGATTCCGACAAGCGCCGCCTTCGCTTGAAGCTCGGCACGTCCAGCAAGGGCGATGACGTTCTGTCGCCTTGGCTTCGCTGGCAGGAAGCCGGCGTCGGCAGCCTTTCGATACACGGCGAGCCGGCCGTGGGCGAGCAGATGATGATGCTCTCGCCCTCCGGCACGATCGGAGCCGGCTCGATCGCCATGCGCGGCTCTTACGACCGGGACCACGCCGCGCCTTCGAAATCCTCCGATACCGCCGTCATCACGGCCGGCAAGGGCCGCATCGAGATTGGGCCTGACGGCATCGAGCTGATCGGCAACGTCCGGATGCGTGGCGGCACCTTGGAACATGAGGGCGTCTACATCGGCGAAAAACATAAGCACACCGAAGTGCGGCGCGGCGGTGAAGTTTCCGGCCCACCCGAATCCAACAACTGAAGGAAACCTGAAATGGCGAAAGCACTCCGAAACACTCCAGCGACCGAAGCGGCCGAACAGCCAGCAGCTCCTGCCGTGGCCACACCTGACGATGGCAAGAAGGACTATGTTGTAACGGAAACAGCGCCCACGCGTGTTGCTGGCCGTCGCGTCAAGGTGGGCGATACGCTCCGCCTGTCCGAGCATGAGGCGCTGGCTGAAGAACTCGCTCAACACATCCGCCCGGCCGGCTCCGCTGACAAGGCCGACGCTGGCGCTGACGCTTCAAGCGACGTTTAAGGGGCTTTTGAAGAATGGCAGGAGCGTTGCGCTTCCGATCGGGTTTCGACCAGAAGACGGGAAAGATCATTACAGGTCCGACCCATCTTGCACAGTCGCTCGGTAAAATCTGGCACACCCGCATCGGCACCCGGATCATGCGCCTGTCCTTTGGCTCTGACCTCCGGTCTTTGCTTGCCGAGGACTTGTCGCCGGCGCTCGCGCTCCTGCTTTACAACGAAATGGTGGCGTCGGCCGCAAGGTGGGAGCCGGAATATCGCATCACGCAGCTCCAGCTCGTCCGGATGACGGAAGGCGGCACGCTCGGTATTCGCCATGGCGGCCTCTATTATCCCGAAGGTCGTTTCGGG